CCTGCTTGTCTGCTGTGATCTTGCCAGGAGTTAGTGAAGAGCTATCCGTCAGACGCTCAAAATCGCCTGACAGGTTGGCTTTGAAGTGCGGAACTTGCACGAAGTCACCACCATTCTCAGAAGCATTCAGCTCAGCCATAGGTTGCACCACACCGGAAGCCAAAAAGGCATCGCGCTGGGTGGTGGCCTCTAAAACGTATGGCGTGAAAACCTCAGGAATGATGATGTCAGAGCGAAGAGTCGCCATGACAGATCCTCAAAAAAGATGTTTACGGTGTGGGCGTAACCCAAACGGCTCTGCGTAGCTTTGCCTTATCCCGCATACTAACGGTTCGCGGCAGTTTTCAACCTCTCATACATGTCGCGATCTGTTCTAAACAGTCGGGATTGCTCTGTCAGGTTGAAAGTTTCTTTGGCAAACGGGTTTTTTGTGCCTGCAGGAATGTCTCCTGAATAGCTGCGACCAGAAGGCGCACCACTGCCTTGCGGTTTTGGTGCTTTCTGCATGTAACTCGGCAATGACTTGGCCCATTCGCCAATTGGCTTGCGTTCATAGCCGTTGACAACAACAACAGTGCCATCAGCCTCGCGTTCAATCTGATCTGGCTTCAACAAATCAGCCTTGAATACAATGCTTGGATCATGCACCACATCAGCTAACGCAGTGTTTGCAGGTGCAATCAGCTCAAGTTCACGCACCCGAGCTTCTAGCTCTGCAATGCGCTTGTCCTTTTCCGATGTCGCCTCACGGAACTGCTGCTCCAAAGCCTGTCGTGCTTCGGTGTACTTGCCCTGTTTTTCCAGGTCTGCTTGTTCCGCCTTAGCTTTGAAGTCCAGTAGCTCCTGAATGTCAACGCCATCAG